CAGATGAGCTATCCGCAAAAGCGCAAACCGAATCGAAGGAGTTTATCGACACGCTCACCGGGAAGCCGGGGGAAGTCGCGCCGACGCGCGGGTTGGGGATTTCGGATTTCGAGGATCGCCAAGTCGTCGGCGGCAAATACGACCCCGAAGCCGGCCCGCAAAAACTCGCGACGGCGTTGAGCGGGAATATTCCGGTGGCGCCAGGCCAGGGCGACGTTGTACCGGGTTTGGCTCCGCTTGCCGGCGCCGAACGCACAGCCGCGCTCTTACGCGGCTCCGTTTCCGGCAATCCGATGATTGCGCCTCTTGCGTCTTCGCTCTATGCGAAGGATATCGAGCCGCCGAAACTAGAGAAGATTGGCGCCGACGATACCGGGCTTGTATTCAATCCAACGACACGCAAATACGAACCGTTGGCCGGAATGGCTCCAAAGAAACCATACTCCGGCAAAGATATTCTTGCCCAGGATCGAAATATTCTTTTAACAGGCGATCCATCGTCGCCGGAATATGCGGCATCGTATGCCGCTATGGCGACCCCGAAGACGATTAAGGACGAT